ACTTTTAAATCTCCCCTCAAAACCGTAGCCGCCAATGTCCCCAAAGGTAAGCATAAAAAATTTAAAAAAGCGTTGTCTTCTATTTTTACTAAATCAGTTGTTGGTATTAAAAAATCTTTCTCATAAGGGACAGTCACTTCCCTAAAACAAGTTTGAACTAAAGGCTTAACAAGAATAATACTAAAAATTCCAGTATCTACATTTGTCATCGTAACAGACTCTACTGCCCTAACCCCACTATCTCCATCTTGCAAAGGAATAAACGGGTCAGCTCCATTTTTTGCACTTGTATTAGATGTTGTTATAGTACCTAATACAGTTGATGTATTTTGAAGAACTACTTGACTAACTCTACCAGTAACACCATCTTGATTAGTATACTTAACAGTAAATGTTTGTCCACCAGTTCTAGCGCCAGTTGTAACAGCAATCATTCTAACACCTTTACCATCTGTATATCTTGATAGCGTAGTAGTATTATCCATTAACTGCTCATCTGTAGTACCATCATCAATAGTTGGATAATACAATAAATAATCACATAATATAACATTCATTGGTAATGCAGTCGCTGCATTAGCCATAGTAGTTACTTTACGTAAATACTTTTCAGCAGGACTTACATTAGGACCATGGTAAAAACCACCATCCGATGATTGTGTAATTTGTTTAGCTGTTAAAGGAGCAGCATCAAACCAATACTTAGGAACAGGCATACCTGGTGACATTGATAGGTCAAACCAGATACCTGATGTTGTAGCAGCTGAAGGAGTTTTACGCCAGATGTAATCTCTTACTCTACCATTTAACTCACAATCTACTACTTCTCCTATGGTTTTAAATCCAGCCATTAATTCTGTTTAAACTGACTTCTACCTTTAACTTCTGGAGCATTCATGTCCATAATAATAGGAGCTTCACAATTACAAGCTCTAATAGGCTTAGGTAATACTCCACCTTTCTCATCGTAAATTATTACTTCTAATTTACATTTACTACATTTATACATAATATTGTTTTAATCTACAAAGGTAAGAATTATTTATGACTTTACCAAATTAATCTTCTGTAACAACAAGTGCAGAAGCAGCAAATTGAGGTTGGATACCAGAGGATACTGAACGAGATGCTGTTAAAGCACCACTATAAAGGATCTTACTAGCACCTGAAGCAGCTACTGTAATAGATACATGTGTAATGGTTTCAGAACCACCTGTACACTCAGGGAATTGAGCTAAAGCAGCATTAGTAGCAGTATTAGTAGCTACTGTCCAACCACCTACTGTACGAGCTACAGCTACACGTGCATATGACGTATAAGCACATTCGTTAGTAGTAGCATTACCAGCTTCACCTGGATCTGCAGTATGTAGGGCTAAATATAATGAACCTGCTACAGCACTATTTTGAATACCTGCAGCATCACCAATATCAGCGATATCTACGTTATTAAATATTAATTGTAGAAGGTCGTTCTCAAAAGTATTAGATTTTGACATGTTATGTTAATGTTATATTTGTTAAATTATTATTTATATCATAAGCTAATGTCTTTGTTAATGTAAAAGTACCATCAGCTTTAACTATTTTAACTTCAGTTAAATTATCTCCTGTATAAGTATAAGTTACAGTATATAATAAATCTACAAGAGTATTAGACTTATATATAGTTTGTTCTGTTATGTTATCTCCTGTATATGTAAATACTTTATAACCAGTCTTTTGAGCAAACTTATAAGTATCTAAAAACTCTTGTGTTAAATCATTATAAGTATTTAGGTTCTCTAGATATTGAGATAATGATTCTGGAGTTTGACTAGGTTCATGTTTAACACTTACTACATTATCAGAAGTATAAGTCTTTACTAATCTTCCATCTTCTGTACCCTTCCAACTATTACCATCAGTATCTAAATAAACCAGACCTCTAACAGCTCTTTTATCTGCGGATATTCTGTTTATTTGTTCTCTGGTATAAGCCATTATTGAGGGTCTATGAATGTTTTATAAAACCAAGTTGTTATTGCCCCAAATATTGAACCCACGAATCCACTAACTAATAATATCTTACCTTTATAAGAGTTATGACTATCTCTAAGTTCTCTATGTTCTGTTTCAAGCTTCTCATGTTTAATGGCTTGTTCAGCTATAGATTCTTTAATATCATCTATTTTACTAGCGGTACTACCAGCAGTTTCTTTTAACTCCAGTAATACTTTATAGATTTCATGCTCTTGGGACATAATTACATTTTATTTTGATCTAGGGTATATATATTCAATATACCAATTATTTTGTTAATTTCCAAATTTTATTTGCTAAATTTATACTATTGTTGGTACAGCTGCTAATATAGTTGATGCTATAAGGGCATGACCAGCATCATTAGGATGTGTTCCATCTCCAAAATCATAAGTTACTACCTGCCCCATTATTATAGAATATTTGATTATTAGGAATCATGTAAATTTACTAATTTTTGATATTAAACATTTATTCCTCTTGCAGTCATGTATGTTTGTATTCTGTTATATAACCTAGTATGATTTATGTTACCACCAACCACCAATAAAGCAACATTATCCGTTGTAGCGTCGGCTAAAACACCACTATTACTAATACCACAAATAAAGAAACTAGCGTTAGGAGCTACCGCAGAAACATCAGAATCTGTTCCAATTGAAACTCCATCTATATAAAGAGTAGTTAAATTACTAGCTGTTCTTTTAGAGGATATAAATCCTTTTGTTACACTATTTGAAAATGTAGATTCTGCAGAAGAGTTTAACGAAAATATAGCTAAATTTCCAGTATATCTAGGATATATTCTTGATAGTTTATTAGGAGCCAATGTATACGCTCCACATATAGCAGTTGTATCTGCTGCTCTAGTCGTCCTGTTATAAACCCCTAATGACGATGTATTTTGAAGATACTTCACGGCATTACTTACAGGATTCCAATTTGTATTTATATAAGATGTTGTTCCGTTTCCTACAACCCCATTAGAACTAAGTGTTGGAGAATTAACAGCAGTCATAGGCGTTGTCCCAGTTGTTTTTATTGGGGCAAGCCTTTGTTCGTCTGTTTCTAATCCACCTATAGGGTGAATAAAATCAATTTCGGCTAAATCTCCATCATTCTCTATTCCTTGCATCAATCCATTAAGAGCTATCATTAATGAACTAGATGGTTTAACTGATAAAGAATCATACCAAGACTGAAGAGTTGATTGATATGGAGGATAGTAAGATCCTGGATTAAATGCGGCAACTGACATTATATTATCAGCCATTAACTGGTTCCCTAATATACTTAAATGTATTCCGTCAGCGTTTAAATGAATAGCATTACTCCACCCAGCAGGAACACTTATTATTTTTGATGCAGAATATGTAGAGTTTATATAATTTGTTAAATCTGTCTGAACCAAAACCGTTTCCGGAGTTGGCAATTGATGATAAACAATAGTTCCTATTGCTTCTAACTGAGAAACTATGCTTGCATAATTTGCTTGCCAAGTAGCGTTTAAAACACCATTCCTTAAATCATTACACCCTATATACAAAATAACATATCTTGGCCGCTGAGCTAATACCTCCGGAAGGCTATTTAATATGTCTTGCGTTGTGTTTCCGCTTCCTGCTGCTACTTGGCAAATATTAGGAAGCCTATAATCTAAAATACTAATTATCCTATTAGCCATTGTGTCGGCATAATAACCCTCGCTTTTACTATCACCTATTAGGGTTAAGAATACGTTTTTATATTGATTATCAGAATAAGTTATATTTGTAATAGTATAGTCACCATAATAATTATTTATGGCTATTTGATTAATGTTTGGAAAATTTGTTAAAGAAGCTCCAGGATATACTAGACCAGTAGTATTAGTATAAGATATTGTCTGAAATGCAGATAGTGTTGTAAGATTTCTTACAGAAAATGTTACAGTATTTGAATTATATGTTACAGTATATTCTATTGTATCTCCAACACTAAAAGAAAGTCTAGATGCTCCACTATTAGCTACAGACGTTCCATTCCAATAATATATTTCAGTATATCCTTTAGTTGCTCCAGACTGAGCATATAGAGCACATTGATAATTTGTTAATTGAGAAAATGTTGAAACACCCGCAATACCTATACTTAAAAACCTATCTGAAGCTGTTGAAGAATTAACAACAACATTTGCAGTTATAGTATAAGATTCGCTTTGGAGAAACCATCTATTATATCTAATTAAAGAAGTAAATGTACTTGATGTTCCCACAGATCCTATAGAGGATGCATTATATGTCCAAGTTGTCCCAGCTCCTTGTGTAGTCCATGATGATGCTGAGAAGTCGTTACTAAAAACAACACCTATTGGAGATGGATTTACAGGTCCTCTTTGTAAAATAGCTTTTCTATTTATATTTACATTAGGCATTAATCCTGTAAAAAGTTAAATGTTATATATAGTGTTGTTGAGTTTGCAGCATAGGTAGGTGTACCTGTAGTTAAAACTACTGCATAAATAGTACCATTATTAGATGATATGACACTACTAAAACTATCTAAATTAGCAGTAGCTTTAGAATCAATAGTTTCATAATCTCCTGCTGTAATATTAATCTTACCTATTTGTTTAGCAAAAGCACTAGAACCATAAGCAAAAGCAGCATTATCTGTTATAGTTGCTCCTGTAGTAGGATCTGTTCCAAATAATAAAATAGTTAAAGGTTGCTTTTGATTAGCATTATCTTTAACATGTATAGATTTTAAGATAGCTGTTTTACTACTAGCTCTTGAAGCATTTAAGGTTAATAATGTACCAACAGTATCACCTATAGAGTAAGCTCCTGCTGATGTTGTAATTGTTGGAGTTAAACTTATAGATTTACCTCCTATACCTTTATCTATTAATCTTAATAGATCTTTTAAGTATTCTTTTGATTGGTCTGAACCTGGCATTTTAATTAGTTATTATCACAGTCACAGATATCGCATATATCAGTAATTATCTCTGCTATAGCATCTGCTTCTGTTTCTGTTAAACAATTTGTATATTCTGTTGTTGTAGTTGTACAAGTTAAATTAGTTTCATTACATATACCAAGTTGAGTTTGTACTCCATTTATAATGGCACTTTCTAAACTACCTTCTGGGAAATAATCTAAAGTGTATGCTGTAATATCACATGGTCCTGTGATAGTATATGTACCATTATTTAGTGATACTGTAAATCCAATTGGTATTTGTGGTACTATTACAGCAGTAAAATTATTAAACAAATCATTATCTACAGGATCTGTATTACCAGTTAATACAAAACCATTTGTAGTTCCTACCGCTGTAAATACCATTAATGATATTGGATTTACTAGTGTTGGTACTGGAATAGTAATTGTAAATATAGATTCAATTGGATTTTCTAAAGGATTACCAACTGAAGTAATACAATCTTCTACTTCTAATGGTGCATTATAACAATCTAATATTTCAATAGCAGATGTTAATAAAGCTAATTTTTCAAATTCAGATTCCGCACACTTATTATTGGCTAATAGTAAATCAGCAACTTTTTTACCATAGTTACCAGCACAACATATTGCTTGTCTTAATAAAGTATTTTTTTCAACCGAATTCATTAAATATCTGCTTTATAAATAAATGCTGTTAAGTTATTTAACTTACCATTAACATTATCTGATACTACTTTAATAGCAACTACTCCTAAAGGAGGTACTGTCGCTGAAATTAAAAAATGTGTAAAATCTGTTTTAGTTGTAGCAATATCTTCATACATATTAGAACTTGTAGGAGCATGAATTCCATTTAATAGGTACTCTGAGTAAATATTATGTGTAGTAGTACATGTAATGTACATATTAGTTTGTACATAAACTCTTTTAGAAACAGCTGAACTATTAGTAAATAATGTATAAGTATAACCTGCACCACTAATATTTTCACCAGCACCTAATTCAGCAGATACTATATTTTCTATTTTTGCAGCAGCCAATCCAGCAGGATCTGGACAATTGCAATTTACTTCTGTATTTGTGCATCCACAATCACAACCCATATTTATGTGTATTGAATATAATATAAAACATCACCTGTAAAATCAATCATATTATCAGCGGATGATGTTAACTGATAATTTAAACCATCTCCATATAAAAATGTTTCTGGAGGACAATAATGAACTATTTTTTTCTTACCTTCAGAAGTAACTTGAAGTTGCATTGTACTTCCTATCTGAACTCCATTTTTATACCATTTGCCTCTAATTGTAAATGGAGAACCATCTAGTGTTGTAATATCTAATGTACCACATAATTGTGGTATTACTTTAGCAGATGCAAGAGTTATATTAGGCCATCCTGATATAATTGGTCCAGCAAGATTAGCTACTGGAAATTGCATATAAGCAGAAGAACCAGCCTTTACATTAATAGTATTAAATCCAGCTAAAGTGAAATTTACACTATAATTACTACCTATACTATACCCAGAACCAGTATCAGTCATAGTTACAGTAACATTACCAACAGTATCAACAGTCATTGTAGCAGTAGCTTGAACTAATCCTGGTCCAGGATACCCTGGAGGAGGATCTATTGTTATCGCTACAGCATTACCAAAATTACAGTTATTAAATACTTTTGACACATATGAAGGTATCGGACCTACTGGTCCTAATCCTATTTTACCTGGATTACTTATATGATGAGTAAATGCTATAAGATTACTAACAGCATTGAGATTAAAAGCTGGGAATACAAAAGGTAATGGTTTAGTTGGAGGTGGTGGATAACACTCACAACCCATATCTATTTTGTAACAATCTTCCATATACTATAATATAAGGTTTTTAAAGCTTATTTGCAAGTTTTACAACCTGTATTTATACAAATTTTATCTAATATTTTCTTTATAGAAGTAAAATTATCTACTTGGAAACACTTGGCTGCATTTTTAAGTACATCTAAGAATACCTTAGCTTTAAGGTAATCCTTAATAGATTTACTATTATTACAACAATCACATTCTTCTATTTCTATATTATTTAACATTTTATTAACACAACAAGCAGTATTACAGTAAAATAGGTAATTGTGAATTTTTTGATAAGCTGTTACACCATCAGAATAATATAGTAAAAATGTCCATTTACCATCTTCTAATGTAGAAGTGGTACCTAGAGCTGAATTAGTGATATCGTATGAAAATGAAGTATTACTAGATGGAAATCCATTAGTAATAAGATTAATTGTAGTTATAGATCCACTTGGACTAGTAACTTGTAATACAGCTGTTGTCATTGCTGCTGTAAGAGGATTAGGTGCACCCCAACCTGTTATATTAGTAGTAGAATATAATCCAGTTAATTCTGTTAATGTAAATGTAGAACAACTTGAATCTATACAAATATCAAAATCTATCGATAATGCCATTTAATAAGTTATTTAAATAAATAGCCCCCAGGAGCTTAAAGGAAGGAAACAAACCTGGGGGCATTTAAGATAGGGTAATATTATTATATAGTCCTTCCAGCTATAAGTATACGCTATTATGCGTAAGTTAATGCTGTAGGAGCTAAAGGAGTTGTTGCTAACCAAGCGTTTAAAACGTCTAGTAAGTCAATAGCCTCAGCACTACAATCAGCAGCATCATTTGTACGATCAAATGGATCTGCAGCAGCGGCATCAATAGCTGGAGTTGCAATAACAATTGATTTACGAGCTTCTGATGTTACATCAGGACCAGCGGTAAATGATTTGTCAGCAAATTCAATATTGATGATGTTATATAAGTAACGTACTTTTAACACCGCACCACCAGCATAAACTGCTGTAGCAGTATCTACTAAACGTAGAACAGTTGTACTCATAACATACATTACTTCATAGTTAACTCCGTTTACAGAAATCAATTCACCTGGGCGAATACCTGCTGTCGAAGTTGCTACAGCAATATAATCATCACCAACAGCTACAGCTGTAACGTTTCCTGTAGCACTAGTGGCAGCAGCAGCAACGTTACCAGAATCTACTGGAGTAGAACTAGAACTTAAAGTTACTGTTTGAGCAGGCCATAATCTACGATTATTAATACCATCAAATTGTGCAAGTTCATTCTCCAAGTTAGAAACTTGAGCATAAGTACCAATTCCTAAAGATGGGCTTTGAATCTCACCAGCAGTAGTAGTTGTACCAAATCCTGAAGCATCATTTACATGAACTGAAAACTTAACATAAGTTGGTTTGTAAGTAGAATTTGTGAATTGATTTACATCTAATCCCCAGATTTCAACTCCAAAATCAGTAGCAGCTGTTAAACCATGTTGATTTGAAGGAGCAGTACTAACTGTTCCATTTCCAACTTTAACAGCTTTAATACATTTAACACCAGAAGGTTGACTTCCGAATGCTGAAGTGTTAATTGCAGATACAATTTGATCAGCGATGTTAGATTGAGTAGCTGCCGCAGCTGAAGTAAAGGTTAAATTCAGTACTTCTGGACGCTCGCTATAGAAAGTTTTGTCCCATTTAAAACGGATACTAAAGTTATACTCAGTTGAGTTATTAACTTCAATAGAACCACCAGCAGCAGTTGTAACACCATCTACTACAGCAGCACGTCTGAAACCAATGTAAGATACTTGTCTACGATTAGGTACATAATGTTTTGCTTTAGCAGCGGTTACTGAACCACCTTTTAATACCATTGATTTTTTTAACTCTGTACTAGAGATCTTTTGAAAGAAGGTGAGTGCGTCACCACCAGCAGTAGAAACGGTATCACCACCAGCTGGATTTAATGCTTGCATATCTGAACCAAAAATTCCCAAACGTGTTACGTTTGCTGGAGTTGGTGCTGCATTGTTAGCAGGAAGGGCGGAACCATTTCCTACAAATAAGTTTGTTACTTTGTGCATTTTATTATTATTTTATTAGATTATTGAAAAATTAATTTTAACTACATCATTTAATGCTGCTGCAGTATGAGCATTCACTAAACGAATCTTGAAAGAACCTGCTGCTACATCTTCTACTAAAGCTACAGGAAATCCTGTTTTACCATTAGCATACTGTACAGTTACAAGTACAGATGAATCTGCAAAGCATTTATTATTTGTTACAGTAAATGGACCAGCTACTGTAGATGCCGCTGTAGTAAGTGATACAGTAGTAATAACTCCTGATTGTTTATTTAGAGTTACACCAGTTGTAATGTTAGTAATTTGAGTTACAGTACCTTTTTCAGTAATAGCTGTAATGATCTCAGATACTTTTGAACCTAAAACTCTTGGTGAAGCTAATAGAGCTCCTAAGAAATTTGCAGGTGTGATATTTGTTATTTTTGCCATTTTATATAAATATTTTTTAATTATTCTTTTGTTGTATCAACAGCTGGAATAAAAGTTTTAAGTCTGTTAGCTTCTACGTTCTCAAGAATTATTTTAACACACTCATCTACTATTTCTGTATGTAGATGGTCTGATAGTTCTGATGTAACACCAAGTGCATAACTCATTCTTACTGGTTTTTTAATATACCTTATTCTGTAAGAATTGATTGTAGTTGAACTATCTGATATAAGTTCTGATTGACTATTCTCCATCAACCTTAGTACTTTTCTACTATTAGGTTTTTTGAATGGATCATAAATACTTTTACTGAACTCATTGTGTTCTATAGGTCTAACTTCAACATCTGTTGTAGTATTTGTATCACCACATGGAAATGTTATATTAGCTCTCTCTTGAACTATAAACCAATAATCTGCAGGTAGTACAAAGAATCTAGCATTAGAATCAATATTATCTACACTATAAGCTAACGGAGTTAATACTGCTGTTCTTGTTATAGCTTTAAGATCATCAGTTCTTTTTTGAGATTCCTCATAACCTTGCTTCTTAGAATTAGTTATACCATAACGTTGTTTGGTAACTCTGTCTTGAGCTTGGTTTAAAAATAGATCTAATTCAGATGTTAAGATATTTGGCAACTGAAGAGAATCCATTTTATCTAAACGAACTTTAACTTCTGTATGGAATTCTCCAATTGTCATTATTTATCTTTTCTTAAATTCTTAACTTTATTTTCTAAAGCTAATTTAATCTGTTGATTTTTAATATCATTTAAATAAGAAATTGCTTCATCTGTAGATGCACCTATCATATCTTCATTGTTATAATAGTAAGCACCTTTCTTAGTTACAACTCTTTTTTCCACTAACTCTTTTAATAGAGCATGTGTTTTCATTAATTTAGGATTCTGTAATGTTTTAACAAAATATACAGGATCTTTTTTAACTTCTTTATAAAGTTCTGCTTTAACCATAGTTTCAGACATATTATCTATACCTGATTTACCATACAATCTTAACATAGAACGTTTATCTTCAATTGGAAGAGTAGTAAAGCTATCAATAGCTTCTAACTCATAATCCATTTTCTGAGATTCTAATTTAGCTTTTTCTTCAGGATCATCAATGAAAAACATTGCCTGTGGATTAGCCATTAAATGTAACTCAGAATTAGCAATTTTTGAATGAGCTCTGATGACAAATTCTTTCAGTTCATCCATATAACCACTAAGGGGAAACCTTGTTGGTTTATCATTATTAATTCTTATCTCCAAATCACCCCAGAAAGTTGATTTTTTTCCTAGTGTGCCAGGAGCAAGATTTAATACTTGTTCATAATGCTTTTCTTTTTCTCTATCTAAACCTGTTTTGTATAATCCGTTAAGATCTAACTCTGCACCACAAAATACTGTTTGTGTTTTTGAGTAAGATGATACTCCACTAAATTTAGCTTTTACAATTGGTTTAATAACCAATGTTTTTACACCTGTTTCTTGTTCCATTTTTCCTTTAAATTTTTATTATCCCTATTTTTAAAAAAGGGAGTGTTTAAGGTACACTCCCAGGAAACCTATATATTAAGCGATGTTAGCTACGTCTAAAATCAATTGAGCTGCATCTGTAGGATCTTTTAACATGATACCACACTCAGTCATTGCTTCAAATACATATCCATCAACTGAACTTGCAGAAGAACCATTCTTCTTAGGTCCGTAAGGTCCATACATTCCTTCAATGTAAGTAGTAACCATTTCACGATCCTTAGAATATACCTTCTGAATATTAGGCTCACCTTTAGAGTAAGACTTAAAGTTCAAGAAAGTTGCTTTATAAGACTCTGCTGGTTTACCAGTTTGAGGATGTAACAAACGGTTACGAACTACGTCGTTATATGGTTTGTATTCTTTTAATGTAATTTTATCACCATTCAAACCTACATAAGTCATGAACTGACCTTGTAAAGTTAAATCTTGACCTGAACCAGCGATGAATTTGCTATCAACTAAAGTAAAGTTAGAAGCAGATTTCTTCATAGCTTGATCAAACAAGTTCATGAATTGACGACCACAAAGGGCTACATATTCACGTGGTCCATCTTCAGTACCATTATAAGACAAATCATCCATGAAGTTACGCATAGTTTGTTCTGTCAATGAAGTATAAAGACGTTTGTTAGAAGGAGCAATTTGTTGTTCAAGACCAGCACCAGTGTAAATAGTGTTTCCTGAAGCACCTTTCATATCAGTAGTTCCATTAGCTTTTACGTTTGATTTACCAAACATTAAACTAATTTCAATCTCATCCATGAACTGTTTCCAAAATTCCCACTCAGCGTATTTTACCCAAGTTTGGGTAGTTTCACCGTTTTCAGGATTTTGCATTTTAACAACCATTACACGACTATGAGCAGCACCAGTAACTGAATACTTCTTACGTAAAGTGCTCATATAGTTTTCCAACTGTAAAGGCATTGCATAGTGAGTATCACCACTAGTACGTGAGTGATCATGTTCAACAGTGTTGTATTCTTTAGAAACTTCTTTACCAATTGCCACATAAGCAGAAGGAATATAAGTTGTCTGATCATTAGTACTTAATTGACAGGTTAAGATATAATCATTACCATCAAAGTAAGGTTCTGCAATTACGCGAGCTAAGTAATCAGGGCTATCAAAAAGGATATTATCACCTTCTGTAAACCATTTCTCACCTACACCAAATTTGAAAGTAGTAGCATACTGACCTACGTTAGTAGAAGCATCAAATACACCACGTGTAATTGCAATAGCTTTACGGCTATCACCGATTACATGCCAACGATACTGGATACCATCAATTTCTTTTGATTTACCCATACCACCAGTTAAGAATGATAAAGCGTTCTTATAACCTGTTTGACGGTTATAGATACGTGTAATTACTTGACTAGCGATAGCAGGTTCAGTTAAGAAGAAAGTTGACAAGTGTGTATCTTGAGTCAACCCTGCATGCCAGTTCATGTTTGTTATTTGCAACGGACTTATTTGCATGATTAATTTTTATTTTATTAGTTATTATTAAATTTGATTATTTTGTAGAGCTGTCTTAAATCCACTAAAGCTGTTATTAGGTCTATTAGAACCTAAGTTCTCAGAACCACCTTTAGCAAACTTTTCACGTGAATCAGTGATATTTTTTAACTTCTTAGTTAACTCACTTGTTACCTTAGTTTTAACTTGTTGTTCAAGTTTCTTAATATCCCAGTTATTCATTGCTAAATAAGCATATAGAACTTGGGCATTTGTATTAGTGTCATTGTGTACTTGAAGTGGTGTTTTACCAGTCTTCTTATCAACTTTAGTCATAAAGTTCCACAAATCATCTTTTACTTTCGGAGTCAACTTAAAACCTTGAACCTCTTCTTTTTTATAGAGATCTTCTTTAAAGTCATTCCACTGCTTATTAGCTAATTCAGTTTGACGTTTTTGATATTCCTTCTGAGCTTCAATTAAAGATTCTTTTTCTTCTTCCTCACCAGCAATCAACTTCTTATGAAATTTCTCTGCTAATGGAGCAAGTTTACCTAGATCTTTTTTATCATTGATTTCAGAATCAATATCTTCATCATCCCATCCTGATGCCTTTAAGGCTTCACGTACAATTAGTTCTTGATTAGCTTCAGATTTAGTATCTAAATCTTTCCAAGAGCGTTGTTCATAATATAAACGGTGGAATTCACGTGGATTACCACCATTGTCTACAAAGTCAATAAATTTTTGAACTTCTTCAGGTTTAGAGGATTTATATTCCTCGATGCCTTTTTGTATTGTTGTAGAGATAACACCTTTAAGGTCATCTTCACTTTCAATTGTTTTTCCTTCTTCTATAGATTCAACTACACCATTTTCATGTAACCAATTATAGAATGTGTGTAAAGTACCTTCTTCACTCTCTTCAGTATTTGCAGTGATTTCAGGAGTCTCAATTTCCTCATCTTTTTTCTCATCAACCTTTTCCTTCTTTTTAGGTTCAGGTTTAGGTTCAGATTTATCATCTATAATATCAGTTTTATCATCTTTGTGTTCATCTCCTTTGGGGATATCTTTGATGATTGCTGATTCTATAACTTCATCTGAGAATGTCATATCTAAACCATCATTAAATGGATTAGATGGATTCATGTCCAAAATGTTAAATTGTTCTTCTGGCGAAGCAGAAGCATTTCCCTTTTCTTTACTCATTTTTACCCTTTTTTATTTGTTTCCTTGATGTAATATAATAGAATTTGTTATACTTTGCAAGTA